ACGCTTACGATAAGCAGCAGTTCCATGATACTTAGCATATTCTTTTTTATAGTTTCTTTTTTTCTTCATAAATTATACCGTTGCATTTGGACCTGAAGGTAATTTATTATCAAGAACAAATGTGTTTTTGTTAGTAGCGTCAGATTTAATAAAGCGTTTCCATAAAGTAATATTAGTTGGTGCGGCAATCCAAGTAGATGAGGCTCCGGCAGAACTTGTTTGAATTCTTTTTATATTTTTAATATCTATTGGAAGTAGTTCCCCATTTCTTACTCTAATTTCTACAATATAATCAGCGTCTGTAGTTAGATTTACAGAAGTTCCAGCAGAGTTAATAACATTAAAGTTAGCAGAACCAGTATCATATACAATCTGAGCTACGACAACATTAGATGGAAGCTGAGTTGATGATCCGGGATTAGCACCAAATGAAATATAATCTATATCAAGATTTTTTACATAATCTGGAATTGTAATACTAAGAGCGGTTGAACTATATAGTGTTGTATTATTACCAGTAATACTTCCAACTCCTGTTGTTAATGAGTTATATGGAAGTAAATTACAAATTGGAAGAATATAAAAATATTCGTTATTAACTGTTGCATTTAAATAATTAGACATGTGTTATCCTTATGGTGAATAAAATGGATTATAATATTCATTGCAACTAGCTGGCAACGAATTTGTTTTAAGAAATTCATTTTTATTATTAGCTGAACTAATAAAGAATTTTTTCCAAAGAGTAATATTATATGGATGACATTTATTATTTTTATCTGGAGATTCTGTTGGTGCTGGAACAAAGTCTGCAAATGTAATTATAATATCTCTAATTGAATATAAATTTTTTAAATCAACTCGTAATAACTGACCGTTATTAACTTTTATTTGATTATAGTATTTTGTTTGTTCGTTAAAAGTATATTCAATACCAGCACCAGATATAAATGGATTAAGACCATTTTGAATTTCATAGACTAAATTACAAACAATAGTGTTAACATCCTGTCCACCAGTAGTAGCAGCACCGCTTGGATTAGAACTAAATGAAATATAATCAATATTTAGTTTTTTAATATAATCTGGAATTATAATTTCTTCCATATTATCATTATATTGATTAAGATTTCCACCTCCAGTTGTGCTAATACTATAGCCAGTTGGACTCCAATCAATCCAAAACTCTTCTGAAGTATAGTCTTCTGTTGGTGGTGCTGGATTAATAGGAAGATTACATACAGGAAGTATATAAAACTTCTCAGATTCAACCAAAGCATTTAAATAATCACTCATTATTACCATCCTTTAGTTTTTTAAGAAGTTTATTATATTTCATTTTAATTTGTTTTAACGCTTTTTTGAACTCTTCTTCATTGAGGAAGATTTTGGATTGCTCTTTGGCATTGCCATCTTCCCCGTTACTCTGGTTGTTGTTCCACAGTTGCATTTAAATTTAGTCTTCATTTCCAAGACACCCTTTTACTAGATCTTTTATTACGAATACCCTTTTTTGTACACATAGCCTTTGTTGGTCTACATGCAGGATACCCTTTTCTTTTATCTTTAGAGCCAGATCGACCACAGGGTTTACCTGTTTTACAATCAACCCAACCCTTACCTTTGTTTCTAGAAAACCAACCGTGTAATCCTTTTTTCTTTTCTAATGAAAACTTACTTGCCACGGCGTACTCGCTTTGCTAGAAACCCTTTTCCTTTACGACATTGAACTGCTGCGCCACTAGCATAAGCACTAGGCCATACTTTATACGCAGCTTTAGCAGCTCTTGCACAAGCATCTAAAGGTTTCTTTTTCTTTTTCATTTCTTTTTCTTTTTATTTGCGTATTTAGGTAGGTTTTTAATAGAACTTGTTTTCTTAGCCCACTTTTTTGCAATTTTTGGGTGTGTAGCAAACATAAATTTTGCTTGTTGTTTTGATTTAAATGGCATTATTTTTTACACTTTCTACCTTTAGGACAACTTGCTTTAGAACCACCGGGACCAGCCCATAGATTCTTACAGGCCCAATATCTTGCAGATAGTTTATTGGTTGCTGAAGAGCAATTATGTCTTGCTTTAAAGGATTTACGGGCTTTTGCTGAATAATTATGACCATATCCAGTAGCACCGTAATGAATAATCTTTTCTTGTCCATTAGCACATGCTTTTACAACACGCTTTTTATTTGGGTTTGGAGATTTGCGTGGTTTATTGCAAGGCATACTTGCTTTATTTAATTTTCTTTTCATAGTTGTAGTCCTAATTGTTGAGCAACTGCTGCAATATTTTGACCACCTGTTTGTTGTAGGTCTTGCTGTGCTGCTTGTGCTGCTGTATTAACAATACCACCAGTAATAGCATTACCAGCTTGTTGTTGCATATTAGCTTGCATTTGCTGTTGTTGCATCATTTGCTGCTCTTGAGCAATTTCTTGTTCAGACTTAACCCACATTCTTGGATCAAAGCCTAAAGATGAAATTAAAGCTTTTGAATAGGCATCCCAACGGAAAGTTTGTAATGCTTGTGGTGGTAGGTTTCTAACCATCTCACCCATTTGCATAAGTTTTTGTAGATCAGAATCTTTTGATAAAGCTTGTAATCCAGTTACAATCTCTACATTAAGTGTTCCGTCTTTATCATAAAATTGCTCATACATTCTTTCATCAATATCGCCATTATCTAACATAACAAAGACAGCTCTTTTAACTATTGGTTCCATTAAATCTCTAGCAATTGATGAGAAAGCACCACCAAGAATTGTTTCAAGCTCTGATCCAATCATTCTAACGGCTGTAGCTGTAACACGATCACCAGTTGGTAATGAGCCTCTTGTCATTAAGAAAGCTTCAGCAACTTCTGATCTCATTTCTTGAACAGAGGCTTGTGTAGACGCTATTTGTGGGTTTAGTGTCTGAGCTGGACTAATACAAAATACATCGCTTGTTCTTGCTGGAACAAATGTACCATTACCAGCACTAGCAATATCATCCATTTCTGTAAGACCACTAGGATCTATACCCATCCAGAAAGTTGATGCTGCTGCCATTCCTTCAATATGAGCCTGTGTATAGTTTTCTAAACTGGTAAGATCGCCAAGGATATCTTCGCAATGGGATCTACCATAATTTTCACCAACAATACCATACCATCTTAGTGGAATTAGTGGTAATACTTTATATTCACCTTCTGAATAAACCTGACCATCTTCGTCTTCTTTTCTTCCATACCATGTATTATCTTCATTTAGAATATATTGACAATATAGTGTTTTATATCCGCGTCTATACTCTAAACCAGAAGATCCCATTTGGTCTGCATATTCATCAATTGGGTCAATTGGTATATACTCAAGATGAATAATTTCAATTACTTTACCGTGAACATTTCTTTGGATTGTGTATTGATCAATTCTTAAATTTCTAAAAGAAAAGTCATCATCCATAACTGTTAAAACATCACCAACAATAATTAAATGTTGAAGTGTTTGGAATATTGTTTCTCTTAAGTTATTTGCAATAATTTTATTATATACCTGATAACTAAGAGTTTCTAAATATGATTTAATTTCTGGGGTTGGTTCAGATCCATTTTTTAAAGCAAATTTAAAAAACGGGGTATCGTTTAGTGGTATTAATGCAGATAGCATTCTACTTGCCATTGCAGTTACACCACGACTTGCAATAGATGAATAAGGTTGTGGTAATGCTGTATCTTCAGTCCAACCTCTTGGTGGCAGAACAGATGGAATAGTTAAACTTGCACATTTGCGAGCAAGGTCGATTCGGTACTGTCTACGGCCATCTAATGTTCTAAACCTTTCCGCTAATGTTTGTTCTGCCATAGATTACCTCACTCTGGTTTTTGTTGTTCAGTAGTAGCAATACCTTTATAAATAGCGTCATAAAAACTTGAACCAAGACGCATACCACTTGTCTTTTCTTGTTCTTCTGACATTTGAGCAGCTTCTAATTCCTCTGCAATTTGAGCTTCTGCTTCTTGCTGTGCTGTAATTTTTTGTTGTTCAGCTAGTTTTTGAGCTTCAAGAAGATCTTTTTCAGCTTTAATTCTATCTTGCTCATATTGTTTAAGTTTTTCTTCTCGTTTAGCATCAGCTTCTTCAGCGTATCTTCTTTGTTCATCTAATAATTTTTGATATTCGGCTTGTGTCATACCACCTGAAATTGTTGGACCACCACCCATATTTATTCTCCTTATACTGGTCTTGATTTAAAAAC